CTAAATCGTACTCATTTTTTGCAGATGCATTTAGATCTAGATACTGACTGTAAAAACCAGCGTGTATATTTGCTCCGTCATCAGCATCGGGAAGAACAAAACTAGGTTGTTCTTCCCTTTGATTTGACGTTCGCTTTATCTCAAAACCAAATAACTGTGCCATAACACTCCGTATTTATTCACGTAGTAAATATTTATACGGATTATTAACTGGTTGTATTGGTTTCAAAAAATTGGTAACGATATGTTACTTCAAATTCCTCAACAGCATCATTAGTGTCATACGCTAATTCAATTGGAGCGATTGTTTGTGGAAACAAACCTCTAAAAGTATACGACTTGATAGCTTCTCCAGCTCTATCCAGTTGGTCAACAAAAGCATCAACTTGATAGTCTGAAGGGTTTTCAAGTCCACTATTATCGGACAATGCATTGATGGCATTCATCCATCTCTCCATCGCATTACGAATTAGAAAATCAGTGTCATTCATGATGGTTGTAGTCCATGTTTCAAAAGTTCGGTCACCAGCAATATACAACTGACGCCCTCTGAAAGGAACAGGAACCTCACCTAATGTCATTCCTGGCAAGTTTGTAGTCCTGCAAAGAAAAGACATAACTCTTGTCTCTCCTCCTGCAGCTGCAAAGCCTGGAAAAGGCATTGTAACTTGAAACTGATTCGCACGAGCACCACCTCCTGCGAGAACTGCTTTAAAATCATTAATTGTTGCCATCTAGTCCTCCTTACGCTCCAACTACTTCACTGAACGCTACACCAGTTTTCGTGGCGATAAAGTTCAGAGAAATAAAGTTAATAGACCGAGCAGGTTTGACAAATATATCAGCAACAAACTCGTTACGATCAACAACCGAGCCTGGGTTGTTGGTTTCGTCACAAACTACCAAGAAATCTGTGATACCCCTTCTTCCTTGAACATCACGCAAGAAAGGTTCAACTTGATTTCGGAATCCAGCTCGTGTAAACTCATCGTTGAATTCAAACAACTGAAATTTGGCAGCGGTTGAGATTGCTTTCTCAAGGGTGATAAACAATCTTCGTACATTGATTCTATCAAATGCACTTGGTTTTGCTTGTGCAGTTTTATCTCCAAAGAGAACTGTTCCCTGCCCAGGAAAAGAACAAACTGGATTAATTCTTGACCTATAAAGAATATCTCTGTTTGCTTTTTGAGGGTTGTATGCAAGTCTTACGACTCCACGTACCTGACCCCTATTGAATCCACCTGGCGAGAACCATGAGTCTGCGACTACATCTGTTCTTGCACAAAGTCCGGCCATGTCTCCGTTAAGTGGTACATACCTAAAAGTATCATTATACTTGTCATAGGTATATTTGTATCCACTATCAAAGAATCCGTATGATGTTGAGGTCAATGCATCAAAAAACGCTTTAACATTTGATGTTTGAGTAATCTCACTTGCAACATTGACAACATCAGAAGCTTCTGGAGAAATAAATGCGACTGCATCTTTTCTGTCCGTACACATATCCAATGCATTTCCAGCTTTGGTTGCAGTACATTTTCCACAAATGAAAAGATTCAAATCTACTGTTTCAGTATCTTTGAATCGGTCAATTCCATCTTTCATTTCTCCTTCAGTCAATGCATAATCATCTGTTCCATTTTGTAAATCAAGAGTCTTGATAACCTCTGTGTTTGTTGATGAAAGATTACCATTTCCACCAGCAATATGAGCTGCAATTGTGTTTCCATAACCAGTTGCCTGTGCAGCTGGGTGGTCCATCCAATAAATCATAGATGACTCATTGTAGAGGACATCTGGATAATAATTTGTACTTCCATCTGCCTTTCTTGCATCTGAAAGTTTTGATACTCTTTCAAACTTTTCTATTACCTGTCCAACTACTCCTGTAATGCTTCCATCTGTATCAATAACTACAATATGCAGTTCATCATTCGTAGTTGTAAGTCCAGTTCTGTCAGCTACATAATCGGACGTGCCGGGAGCCCCATCAAACAGGTCATAAAATTCCCACCTTCTACGTACTGGTGTAGAATTACTAATAGGAGTTCTAAGTCCTCCAGCTGTGTTACTGGTTCCAAATCTTTCAATAGTAATTGTGTCTCCAGAAGCAATTGCAGTAACTTTATATTCTGCTCCGTCAGCTTCACCGAAATTGACTATATCTCCTACAACAAAACCAGTTGTTGCAGCTACAGATATTATTGTCTGTCCAGCGGCCTCAGCTGCATCCAATGTTGTTACATTTGTTTTTTCATAGTTATCTGCACTGTAACATACAGAAACTTTAAGACTATTTCCCCATGTTCCAGCTGTTCTTGCAGCAAATTCTCCTACATTGGTTGCAGTACCATCTCTGTAAGTATTTGTATAGTGGTCAGTTGACCTTATTAAAACAGCAGTTCCACTCACGCAAGCATTTACGATAGCACTTGAAGGTCTTACTACTCTCAAAGCGTTACCATATCCTAAAAAGTTAGCTGCACAAAACCAATCCTCATATGCATTATCAGCACTTTGAGGTTGACCAAAAACTTGAACTAACTCTTCTTCGGAAGCAATTGCAGTAATTTCGTCAACTGGACCCTTTTGTGCGGGCATGACGATACCGGCAATTGAAGTTGCAACAGCAGGAACTACGTTTGTTAAATCTTTTTCTGTTACCTGTACACCAGGCGAAACTTGAAACGCCATTCCATCTCCTTAAATTAGAAGTGTTTATGCATATATTTAGACATTTGGGGTTTTTCAGAACGTCTTTTATAACATAAATAGGTTATAATGAACCACTATGAAAAATATAAAATCACCATTAAAGAGGGTGTAAAGAAAGCAAGGAGAAAACGTGATATATGGATTAACGAATACTTGGCCGACAAGTCGTGTTTACACTGTGGGGAATCAGAAACGTGTACCTTGGTCTTCTTCCCTGACAACAAAGAAATCAGAATCGTTTCAAGATCAAAAGGACTCAGAGAAAAACTCAGAGAGCCTATATTGGAAAAGATTAGGAAGAATAAGATTGTGTGTATGAATTGTAGAAGTAAACTAGAGAATGATATTGAGTTATCACCAATCCTCTAAC